CAATACGGATATAAATTTGTTCTTTTGGGGTAGATTTACTGAATATGTTAATAGGATGACTATATGAACTACCATAAGAGTTATTCTTTTTAATAAGTAGTTCTGCTATATCTAGGCATTCATCTAATATCTTTCTACCCGCAGGTGCTTGGGTTGAGATATCACGAATAAACTTCATGCGATCTTCAAGTTGTTTTTCAAAATCTGGATACTTATAGTCAGCCATTATTTTCTCTTTGACTTTTTGATTTGGAACTTGGCCATATAGACATAGATAGTTTCGAGGCTAACTCCGCATTCTTTAGCAACTTCCAAAGGAGTTTTCTTATCAACATTAATCCTTTTCTTTAGCCATACTTCATTTGTGTATAGTTTCATTTTATCACTACCCCTGTTTCTTGTCAATATTATGAGGTTCATCTACTAGCCTATTCCAGTTTTTAAATGAATACCATCCTATTGCAACTGCATCTGCTACATCGTCATCGTCTAATTCTAAACCAAATTCAATATTAACTATTCTTATAGTTCTTTGTTTTCTTTTTTCTCTTTCTTTTTGCTTATACCAAGAAAATGAATGATTAGGATCTGCTAGTTTTATTTCTTCTTTCTCTTGCTTTGTAAGTTTTTTATTACCAATCCAGTTTTGCCAAGCAACTGGAGAACAAGACACTACAGTTCTATTTCCAGCAACCTGAGACGATCCTATAATAGCACCTTGAACTATAGCCAAGTTAATAGCAGTTTTTTGTGAATTGGTATATATTGCAGATTCAATAACTACAGCATCTATATTAAAATCTTTAAGAAATGGAATTAACTTTTTACAAGCATCTCCTGCTCTTTCATATACATGCTTGCCGTAAAAATTAATCTTTCCAAACTTCTTTAGTTCTCCTTCAACATATACTGAAAATGCCATAGAGTTAGTTGAAGCATCTATAGCCAAAATACTTTTAGGATGTCCTATATATAATAATTTATTTTTCTTCATAGTCAAAATAATCCCTTAGGTCTTTAATAAACTTATCTACTTTTTTCTGATTAACAAGACATGCGTTGCAAAAACCAGCATCGTTGTAAACACTTATCAAAGTATCACAGCCTCCAGCACATCTTCTTTCCTTGCCAACTCTTGATTTGAATTTAGAAATTTGATATCTTTCAACAATTTTTTTCTTTGTTGATTCGGCACGACATTTTGGTGAACAATAAATTTGATTCTTGCTAACTGTTTTAAATTCATCATCACACCATTGACATACCTTATTGCTCAATTTCTTTTCTTCTCTCAATTTTTATGACACCCTCTTCTCTTGAGTTACATACTTTTTCAAGTGGGCAAGACATACAAACCTTAGATCCAACACGATACGCTCTTTCTGGAAGTTGTTTATCTTGAAAGGCTTTATAAGTTTTTTGCATCCAATCAAAAAGATAATCAATAAACTCTACATGCTTTTCATTTGCTACAACAGGAATAACACATATCTCATGAGTGTTTTTTGATTCGTAAACAATAGCACCCACTTTTTGTTTTAAAATCTTCATATAAATTAGAAGTTGTTCTACATGGTAAGCACTTGCATGACCATTATTTTTATGATAATCAAATGCTTCACTTTTAGTTGTCTTGATTTCAAGAAGAACTAGTTGATCATCTAAACTAACCATTGCATCTGCATACCCAAAAATTGGAGGATCGGCATTAACAATTTGTTTTTCACTCCATTCAAGAATACCTTGTGCCTCTAAAGCCTTTTGTATTCTTTCATGACCACTTGTTCCAGCATTCATATTGGCATAGTTGATGCCTGTATTCTTTTCTTCCCATTCATTACCCTCAAATGCTAAATACCAATATCTTGCACAGTGACCTTGACCAAATACAATTGTAGATGGGCTAAAAGTTTTCTTTTGAGTAAAACCAGATCTTGTATTAACCTTAAACTGACCTTGTTCAATATGATCTGCAATCTTAGATAAATCAATTTGACTTTCTTTCTTTTTAATAATTTTATTAACTAATGATTTAGCCACTAGAATGTCCTAACATTGTATTTAAGGGCATCAACTAATTTGTCGATTGCTTCTCTCATTGCATAGTACATATTCTTTTTTGCTCTATCATCTTTTTTAACGTGTGAATACCAAGCAGCCAGCATAGCAAACTTGGCAGCATAAGCCTGTAGTTGTGTGATTAGCAGTGTAGCCTTTGCTGGTGGCAGATCTGGATTAGATATTAACTTTGTAATGACAACTAAAGCCTTTGTTAACTCTTCGTCATGCATATACTCTGATATTTCGTTAAACTCTGTTACTTTATTTAATAACTCTACTGTAGTTTCCATCACTTCTTCTCTCTTAGTTGTTCAAATACTTCCCACTCTATTATAGCAAGTCTTACTTTTTTGCTACCCTCGCCAAGAACAATCATTAATGCTGGATCTTTTGCTCTGTCTACTTTCATTGTGTCTGATACAATCTTAGCCCAAGAGTCTTGGCTAACAGAATATGACTTAGAATATTCTTTAACATCTATAACAAAATCTTCATTGCTACCGTCTGCCTTTACCATTCCTCTACCAGAATTTTTATGCTGTTTAGCACCAATTCTTTTCAACTCTCCACGCTCAGACATTAATACCCCTTTGAAGGAAAGACAACTTTTGATAAGTGCTTTTCTAAACACATCCAAGTCAACTCCCTTTTTTCTTGATATAGCCTTGCTGTTCCAACTATCGCTTTACATTCATGGCATACAAACTTACCAGGGTAAACACTATAATTATTGTTCAAGTAATGCTTCTAACTCTTTTACTTTATTAGGGTTTTCTTTTAAGTATTCAACTACCTTTGCTCTACCCTGAAATCTTTCACCTAATACTGTGTACCATGCTCCACCTTTTTCAATAACTCCGTAGTTTTCTGCTGTATCAACTAGATCTGCTACTTTATCTACTCCTACAACTTCTGCATCAAAATAAAAATCGTAAGATCCTCCAATAAATGCTGGACCTGTTTTATTAAAATCAATGTTCCAGTTAACTGCACGACCAATTTTTGATTCTATAAACTTATCTCCAACCGCTACTTTACCTTTGATTGCTTGGTTTTCTGATTCACTTGACCAAAGTTTAACAATGGTACTTGAAAAAAACTTAACAGCGTGTCCACCAGTTGGTTGATGACTAGCATACATTGCACCAATATTGTTACGTTGTTGAGAAATTAAAATAAGAAGAGTTTGACTGTCTTGATTGTTAGCATAATTTAACATCTTTACAGCATTAGTCATATCTCTTGCTTCTGCACCTATCTGTTTTGTATTTTCTAACTGTTTTAATTCTGTTGAATCTTTTTCAAAATATATTGCAGGAAGTAATGCTGATATTGAATCTACAACTAACACGTCTACTTTTGCTTTCATTAACTGAGTAGCAACGTCAACCATATCGTTTACCGTTCTTGCTTCTGAATAAATTAACTTATCTGTGTCAACACCTAATCGTCTAGCCCACTCTGGATCAAAAGATTGTTCTGCATCTATCCAAGCACACATCTTTCCATCTTTTTGTGCTTCGGCAATCATTTGTAAACAAAAAGAAGATTTACCTGCTGATTTGTTTCCCCAAATTAAAACTTGTCTACCATAAGCAAAGCCACCTTTTAAAGCCTTTGTCAATCCAATACTTGGAGTTTTTTGTTTTCTTACTTCTACGTCAGTTCCTATAGTTAATCTTTTTCTTAAACTAGGATCTAACTGTGATAATAGTTCATCTATTAGTATCATTTACTTACCTCTTTCAGTGTTTTAGTTCCGTCTTTTGTTAGATCGAAAATCATTTTGTTTGCTTTACCAGGTTCGCACTTCATATATGCTTGAGAGAACATTGTTGGGAATACAACTATTGATTCCATATCTCTAGAAGCATCTGCAATTATCATGTTTGCCATTTTCTTTCCTGTTTTTGTTACTCTAGGCTTAAAGGATAGCACATATTTCTCATCATTGCTATATGGTAATGACTTATAATTTAAAAACTTAATTAGTGGATTGTTAAAATTTTGTTTAATCTCGTCTACAGGAACTGCTTCCATAATTCTGTTTGAAGCAACAGCAAGAATATAAGTTCTTCCTGGTTCTATTTTAGTTTCTTCATCATCGAATATGCCAATGAGTCCTGTGTTGTCCATTAGTTCTACTCTCGACCAACCTTTTCCTCTTTTAATTTTTTTAATTACACCCATCAAAACAAAAACATTTTCTTCATCAAAATCTTCTACGCTATTTAAGTATGCATAAAAGTGAGGAGGTACACTTGTTTTAAACTCTGGTAAGTTTAAATATTCGTACAAGTTTTCTTTTACCTTTACATCATCTCTAGGATTATCGTCAAAAGTTAAAGCACCCAAAGCATCTAGTGCTTGTACTGCTCTTGAATTAATGCCACTACCTTTTTTAGACGCTATTTTAGTAAACTCTTCTTTAGAAGTATATGGTCTATGTGCAATAATCTTTTCAGATACTCCGTCTGAGATCCATTTAATTGCAGATAGTCCTATTCTAATTCCTTTACCCTCGATTTTAAAATCACTATTAGACTCATTAACGTGAGGAAGTTTAACCGAAATATTCATTCTTTTTGCTTCAATCAAGTATTCAGTTCTAGCATCTTTGTCTTGTTCATTCTTTAATAATGAATACATAAATTCTGTTGGATAATAATACTTTAACCATGCCGTCCAATAAGACAGAGTTGAATAAGCAACGGCATGAGATTTGTTAAATGAGTATCCCGCATGAGCCTCAAAGTCGTGCCATAGTTGTTCTGCTTTAAATGGTGTAATATGTTTTGATGCTCCAACAACAAAGCGATCTTTAAATTCATCAAACTCTGCCGCATCTTTTTTCTTACCAATGATCTTACGAACCTTATCAGATTCTGCCATTGTCATTCCACCTAGGTAAACACATGCTTGCATAACTTGTTCTTGATACAAAACACAACCATATGTATCTTTTGTAAACTCTTGCATAATAGGATGAATATACTCTGTGACCTGCTTACCGTGTTTTCTTAACAAGTAGTCTTTACCAATAGTGTTCATAGCACCTGGTCTTACTAAAGCATTGGAAGCGGCAAGTTCATTTAAATTAGAAACATTCATCTTTACCAACAAGTTTGTATATGGAGTTGCTTCACATTGAAACACACCCTTTGTCTTTCCTTCTGACAACATTTCATATACACCTTTGTCGTCTAATTTAATTTCATTCAATCTAATATTAATCTTATGTCTTTCTTTAATAGATTTTAATGTGTCGTCAATCACCGTTAAAGTTTTTAATCCAAGAATATCTAATTTAATTAAACCTATGTCTGCTGCTTCTTCCATGTCTACAGCAACCACTGGAATTCTATACTTTGTTCCTGGTGCAGTTCTAGTTTCCATTGGAGCATATTTAAAAATAGGTTCTTTAGCAGTTACAACACCTGCGGCATGAATACCTGTTCCACGAATACGACCACGCAACTGCTCTCCGTATGTTACTACTTCTGGATACTTTAATCTAAACCATTGTGCTGTTGTTGACTTTGTAAAGTCATCCCAATCATCTACTGTTTTTAAAACTTTATTAACATCTGCTAAAGGTATATCAAATGCTCTAGATACATCTCTTACAATTCCTTTTCCTTTAAACATTAAGAATGTTGCAATTGAAGCAACATTTTCATATTCTTTTTCAAGATATGCTTTAACTTCGTCACGTCTTGAATCAGCAATGTCTGAATCAATATCTGGAAAGTCGTTACGGTCTGGGTTTACGAATCTAAAAAACAATAAATCATATTCTAAAGGATCTATCTCAGTAATACCAAGTGCGTAACAAATTAAAGATCCTGCTGCAGAGCCACGACCTGGACCAACAAGAATTCCTTGCTCTTTAGCCCAATTAAGCATGTTACTTACAATTAAAAAATATGGTGCAAAGTTTTTATCTTCAATAATTTCTAACTCTTCTAATGCTCTATCTAAGTATTCATCTTTATGAGCAAGACCTTTATTGACCAATCCTTTGATAACTAAATCTTTTAAAGTATCTTGTGGGTTATCAACTTTTGTGGGTAGTAAATCTAAATGAGAAACAATATTATAATCTTCTACCTTATCAGCAATCTCAACACTATGATTATAAATATCATCTCTATCTATACCCTGCATATTCATAGCCTGCTTCATTTCTTCATATGAAAGCAAATGGATATCAAAAGATCTAAAAGACATCATTCTGTTTTCACCATATAAATAGTCAAGACGTTTCATAATGTTGTCAATCTTTTGAGATTTTTCAAACTTAATATCTTTTTCTAATTTAGCGTGAGTATTTAAAAGAAGCATAATTTCTTGAATAATCTTTTGATCCTTAGTAGCATGATGACAATCTGGGGTAACAACAGATTTAATATCCATACTATCTGCTATTTCCAAAAGGTTTTTATTCATCTCTTTAGAATTATGAGGCATAACCTCTACATAAAAGTCATCACCAAACACATCTTTAAACCAAGACAAATGTTTCTTAGCAGCAGCATATTCACTATGTTCTAATGCCTTATTAATCAAACCAGACATACAGGCTGATAAAACAATCAAACCCTCTTTATACTTTTCTAATACTTCAAAATCTATTCTAGGCTTTTTATAAAAACCTTCTGTCCAACCTATTTCATTTAACCTATTTAAATTCTCTAAACCTTGTTGATTCTTAGCAAGAATAACAATATGATTGTAAACTAAATCTAAAGGATTACCTGCTCGTTCTGCTTTATCTCTTCTATCAAATCTATCATGAGTAATATAGCCTTCTATACCAAGGATTGGCTTTATACCCTCGGCTTTTGCTGCACGATACATCGGACGATGTCCAGATAGTGCACCATGATCAGTGATGGCTATGGCTTGCATTCCGTTAACTTTAGCACGTTTGCAATACTCTTCTGGAGTTGCAACACCATCCATTAATGAATAGTGCGTGTGGACGTGCAGAGGTACGTAATTCAAACCATAGCCTTTCGGTTAATTACCAGTCAACTGATGTTGAGGTAGTAGGATTATCAAATCCCAAATAAAACGCTTCTTGTTCTGCATATGGAACTTTTTTCAAAGCATTTTCAACATTTGGAAATTCGAACTTAGACCAATCAAATGGTTCAGTATCTTCTTTTAATGGAATAAGAGTATAAGTTGTTTCAGTACCCTTGCCATTTCTTTTTAATTTCCAATTCATGTTTGAAATGCTTGATGACTCAGAAGCATATTCTCTAATTGTATTGAATGTTGCAGACTTTGAAACACCCATACTCCATACTGCAATGTATGGATCGTTAATGCCATCATCTACCAATACGTTAGCATAGAAGCGAAGACGTGCTCCCCATCCTGCTTTAGTATCTTTGCGATGCATTTCTTCTGCCCAGTCTTTACCTTCTTCATCCATAGTATCTACAGCCTTACGCTTGTAGTCTTTTGGATTTGTGTGTTCTTTTACAACGATAGCAAGTCCACGCTTTTCATCATAGTGTGGAGAGTCTGAATCCAATTCACTTACAAAGCGAATTTGAACACTTTGACCATCGTCTAGTTTTAGCCACTTTATCTTTGGGCTGTTTGAATCATATTTTGGCTTATCAATTGCAGCCTCAATATTTTTTAGTCCTTTTATAATTGACATATATTTCTCCTTAATGTTTTGCTCTGTATATGAGCAGTGGTTCTAGTTTAGCATAGAGTATAGTACATTGTCAAACTTATCTACAAATAACTTTAGATCATCATTAGACAAATCTGAAACATCTTTTATACCCTCTGGAAGTTCTGGTGCTATACATCCTGATCCAAAAAACTCAATCATTTTCTTAGACATATTTCTTCCAGCCTCATCGTTATCTCCTAAAACTATAACTTGATTAAAGTATTGTTTTAGAAGTTTTCTTTGTTCTTTTGAAATAGTAGCACCAAGAGTAGCAACAGCATGAACACCAACTTGTTCTAACCTTATTGCATCAAATGATGACTCTACAACAAAAACCTTATCATGCCTTTTGGCTCTTTGCAAATTAAACAACGTCTTACTCTTTTGTAATCCAGGGGTATTCTTAAAAACCTTTCCCTCTACAGATCTACCAACAAATCCTAAACATATTCCATTAGGAGAATAAACTGGGATGGTAACCATATCCTGTTTATCTGAATATCCTAGTTTATATTTAATAACACTTTCTTTAGTTATCTTTCTTGACTTATAATAATCTGCTGCTCTTTCCATACTCAAAGCATTACTGTTTAACTTATCTATCATTTCAGAATCATACTCTTCAAACTCAATTTTCTTTTCAAGCATTTGTGTAACATTCTCTAAAATATTTTTACTATCAGATTTAGAATCAATTAATCTTGCTGCCTCAAAATATGATCTACCTGAAGCCTGCATTATAACTTCTACAAGTTCCTTAGTTTCCTGACAAGCGAAACAATAAAACATACCACTAGTCTTATGAACTTCTCCTGCTGGAGTTCTATTGTTATTATGAAACGGACAAAATATAATAAAGTCTATATCTACTTCTGATACTATGTCTATGCCAGAGGCTAGAAGACTTCTTCTGATTTGAGATTCTGAGTAGTAGTTGATGTTATAACTTGGTTCTTGTCGATTCCCTTTACGCATTTTGCTCTTTTCTTTCCAACATAAACTCCGTAAACTGATAGTTTAAATTCAAATGTCTTACCATTGTAACTGATTGTAAAGTCTGGGTCAATGTCATATCTTGGAACATAACCTTTTTGTCTCATACCATTGCAGATCATATTGATGTATTGATCTTTTATTTTAGGAATCTTGGCGTCATCAAAGATCTCACCTTCTAAACCAAATTTAGTGATCTTTCTATGACTGTATGACATACCTAAATTATATCAATAGTATTTAAGATACCCCCTCATTATCCTTATACATAAACCTTCCAGAATCAAAGTCAATGTCAATCATAAATTCTCCAGAAAAACCATGACGATTCTTTCTAAAGATACACTCCAGAATACTACTTCCTGCAGCACGACCAAGTGCAAGTACCCAGTCAGCATCATAAGCCAACTGTCTAGACCAAGCAACTTGACCAAGAGATGGGACACTATACATATCTGTAGCATCATCTGGTGTAGCAGAAGCAATAGCAACAATAGGAACTTGTTCTGATATAGCAAGTATCTTTAATTCTCTAGATATGTTTTTAATTTTTACAACTTCATTATCTGTATAGTTGTTTGATTGCATCAATTGAATATAATCAACAAAAACTATATCTGGAGAGTATTGATCTACTTTACCCCTCAAAACTGATGGGCTAACTTCACCCAATCCATCATTAGAAACGATATGAAATGGTGGCATATTCTTTAAGTGTTGATCTCCCCATATTTTAAATGCTTCTGGGTCAACAACTCCAGAACTTAACTTTCTATGAGAAAACATTCCTTGTCCCATAATTGTGTATACACGATTACGGACTTCTGTCTCTGTCATTTCAAGAGATAAGACTAGTGGCTTTCTTCCGTTCTTCCATGCCTGAACAGCCATAAAGAGTGCAAGCCAAGACTTGCCAATAGCAGGATAAGCAAGAAGAATACCAAACTGACCAGGAGCAATACCCGCTGGAAGATAGTTATCGAAACCCGCAAGACCTGTTTTAATACCGCCAATACCTTTTTCATTCATTTCCTTTACATGTTTGTAGTAAGCAAGAGCATCTTCGATATCAACTGCATCAACATCTCTAATGTCTGCTGTTATTCTTTTTAATTCTGATGTCTTGGTTATAATACTATTAAGTGCTTCATTAGGTTGATTATTTTTTAATTTACTAGCAGTGTCCATTAAAACATTACTTAGACTACTTTGTAAATGCTCTGTTCTTAATTCTTCTAAATGATGTTTAGTTCCACCTATTTCACCAACTGGACTAAAGTCTCTAAACTTTTCTACAACTAAATCAACTGAAGGAACTGTACTATTTTGTTCTTGATAATTTCTAACAAAATCCCAAACATCTTTATGTGTTTTAAATAAAGCATCTGGATTTGCTTGTAACAATATATGTATTTGTTTATCTTTTAATACAGCAGATAGGACTTTGCCTTCTAATTCTGCTGACATTATTTACCTAGCCAATCTTTTGCTTGTTCACGAAGTACGGCTCTAATTCTAGCATCTTCTTTTCTTACAGTCAAGTTTTTAAATATCTTATCTGCATTGTTAACAAACCATTTCCAGTCTGGTGTCTCAGACACTTCAAAATAGTAATCAAGCATATCATAGCAAGTGTCTAATCCATATGAGTCAATAAGCGATTGTGAAGCCCATTGCTCAATATGAATATTGATATTTACTACCATATCTTTTTGAGATGCTAACTTTTTAAATCTAGTAATTAGTGCATACCTAATCTTACGATCAGCCACTATTCTAGTTCTTTCTTCGCATCCTCAATTTTTTCTACTACCTTTGTTTCTATGAACTTGTAAACACGTTCCATAGCCTCGTCATGATTTTCTCCATCACGAACAAAGTCAGTACAACCAAGATCTACCCTAAGGCTTTGAAAATTTCCTAAATTTAATGTGTAACCAAGTGTTACATTTACTGTTGTTTTATCAATCATTTACTACCACGTTTCTTCTTGCCATACAGGAATGAACCGCCCATCCTCTGTCTTTGTATATAACATTATACTATCTCCTATCAAAGAACGCAACTCCTTCTCTGTAGGTAAATCTCTTCTTGGAGTTATTCTTCCATCTTTTCTAGGTCTTCCTTTATGTATTGTAGCAAGAACTGAACGAATTGTAAATAGGTCATCTTCTGAAAAATAGGACATCTGTTGAAACTTTCTTTCACCACCTGGGGTAGTTCCAACTGGTGGAGATATTAATCCTAAATCAATCCATCTTTCCATTTGCATTCTTGATCTTCTAAATATTTTTAAAGTGCTACCTACGTTGTAGGCTCTTCTTCTATGCTTTTTAAAATCACTATATAGCATAGTTTGTTCTTTATCTAGATTAAAATTATAAAGTTCACAGATATCGTTTGCTCTATTATAATGTAATAGTCTTACAAGATTCTTGTCTAAAAAAAATATAGCCTTACTTGGTTTTATCTTTTTTAGATCGTGCTGCCTAGTCTCTTCGCTCTTATCTTTTCTGAATTCATTATCCATGCTGCTCTTTTACCATGTCTTTCTGGGTTTTGATACATTTCTCTTTTTCCACAAGCCAAGCAATATAATTCTAAATGGTTATATGATAGAAATACTCTGTCAACAAACATTCTTCCTTTGTTGCACTTGAGACACTTGATCATATATTCCTTAATTTAAATGTTATAAGATTATATCACAAATTAGTTAGGTACACCTATAGCAATTAAATTAATGCTTATATTTAAACCACCTGATAGTCCAAACTTTAATACACCTGTTGCTAAAGAGGTTCCTACTGAATCTAAAACTACTGTAGTACTGTTACCAGCATCTACACCACTTACTCCACCATTGTTAACTACTGTCGCTACCACCACTGGGGTTTTACTAAATCCAGCAGTTGAATAATTAAAATCTGGCATATCTATAACTTCATTAGAGGATGCAGTTTTTGCTGATACTGGTAATGTTGCTGCAAAAAATCTAAGGTTGCCTGTGGTCTCAGTGACCTTGTTGACTTGTGAACTACTTGATGATCTTACCGCAAGAGCATTTGTTAAACTATTGATTTGACTAGCCATCTCGTAGATGTAATTAACATCTATTGGCTGTCCTTTTTCGGGTAGGGATATTGATGCCATAATTATCTAGTATACCATGTTAGGTGTTGGTCACGGTTGTATTTGATCCAACTGAATTATTCAAGATTGCAGTAGTAGCCGAAGTCGTATATTGGTTTCCAAAAATTCTAAGATTGTTGGTAGTGCTTGTAAATTCCATTCCATGAGCAGCAATATTGGCGGCTGTTCTGTATCCCCTATTAGATATAATTGAACAATCGTCAGCATCATCATTTAAATATATATGTCTAAATGTATTATTGGTAGTAAGTGAAACATTCATAGTAGTATTATTAGATATCATTACGTTTCTTGAATTTTTTCTTAAATCTATGCCGTCATTTGCAATATTTTGTAAAACATTGTTAGAAATGTTACCATTGATAATTTTAACACCAAGAATTCCATCTGCAATATAATCACTTTGCCTTGTTATACCTCTGATAACGTTATTAACTATGTTTATATTTTCAGCATTTATTACCCAGATACCGCTTGCTCCTGAAGTTCCTGAGTTATCAATAAGGTTATTACTTATAATAGTATTATATGAAACTTGTGGAGCATACCCAAGAATAGATGTATTAGATACACTTGAAGAATGATTTTTATTTCCATCTAAGCCAATGGCAATTCCACCATAAGAATTTCTAATAACATTACCATAAATCAATAAATTATCGTATACACAAAATGATCTAATAGCATACTCTGTCATACCTTCAAAAGTATTATTAATAAATTTTACATCTTTATGATATGAACCTGATGAATAAGAATGACTTCCAATTCCTGAAGGCCAAGAAGTTGTTCCTGCTGTACCAGATGATCCAAAATAACATTTATCAATAATTATGTCTTGACAATGTGTACCATCATAGGCACCAAACCATCCAAATAAACCTTCACCTGCATAGTCTATTTGAATTGCTTCAGAATATGCTCTATTTCCAGTATCTTTAAATCCAGTAAATCTACAATTTTCTACCTTAACATTTTTACTTGAATTAATTTCAATAGCATGATACCCACCAACGTTTGATATTGTTAAATCTTGAATAACAACATCTGTAGCGTGACCAATACTTATAGCCATTGCTGGTTGAATTGGATATGCTTGGCCTCTAGACTCCCAAATGCCTCCTATAATTCTAATATTACCCTGACCACTATATCCAGAATAACTAGCACCGTTAGCACCATTAGCAAGCAAAGGAGAGGTTGCAAATTGTCTAAATATAACTGTTTTAGGTGTCAAGTATAGTGTTGTTCCAGAAAATATTTGTAAAGTACTTTCTATATTGTATGTTCCTGCTGGAATGTATACTATCCCACTACCCGCATCTCTTGCTGCATTCAATGCATTTTGAATTTTAGTTGCGGAGTTTGCTTCTCCAGCAACTACAGCATAGTCTCTAACTACGTCATAAAAGTTTGTTTGATTTGATCCACCTGATGGACTTGCTACTGAAAGTAAAACTTGTCCTGTTCCGTCATTATAAGATGCTGTAACATTTGTGTGATTAACATGTGCAAACATTGGCCCAACAATGTCTTGAACATCTTCTGTAGACATGCTTACTGATCCTGAAGAAGCAGATCCAGAAAGAATAATTCTATTATTAGCGTCATCGTAGGTTGCTGTTATGTTATTGTGGAATGCGTGATTGAGAAGAGGTGCTGCTGCATCTTGGATCTCTTCTGTTGTAACAGTTACTGAGGCAGATGAAGCAGAGGCTGAAAGCAATATTCTATTATTAGCGTCATCGTAGGTTGCTGTTATGTTATTGTGGAATGCGTGATTGAGAAGAGGTGCTGCTGCATCTTGGATCTCTTCTGTTGTAACGGTTACCGAAGCAGACGATGCTGATGCAGATAAAAGTATTCTATTATTGGCATCGTCATAAGTTGCTGTTATGTTTGTGTGAAAAGCGTGATCAAATAGTGGTGCAGTTGAGTCTTGAATCTGTTCTGTAGTAACTGTTGCGGATGGAGACGATCCTGTAATCAAAACACCATTAACTGTTAAACTACTTCCAACAACAAGATTTCCATTAATATTTGCATTATTAATAACTGAAGCACTATTAAATGTAGATAGCCCAGAAGCATTAATTGTTATAGGTGTTATATTTTGGGTATTAATTATTGCCGTAATAGGTTCATTTATAAAATTAGCACAAGCAGAGTTATAAGTCAATATATCATTATCTTGAGGATTAGTTAAATCTATACCCCCAACATTTTCTATAGATACAGCCTCTTCAAATAAACTAGTCCATTGGCCAGTCTGAGAACTATAAACTTGTGGATAAGTCATTAGAGTGGAACAACTCCTGTATCAAATATTTGAAATCTTACAATTGTCTCTGTTGGTATAGGGTGAGATGGTAGTTGACCAATAACCCTTAAAGAAGTTGCAGGTAAAGGTTTATAAATAGTAACCTTGTTACCAGTTACCCTACCAAAATAATTAAAATCTGCATCATAATTCCATTTAATAAAAATATCATAAGCCTGTAATTCGTTATCAACAATGCCGTGACTATTTACAGAAGTAGAAACATTCTGATTCCAAACTACTTCAAATGGTCCATCAGAAGTTAAGGCTGTAATATTTGATTCTACTTGATCTGGATCAATTTGTCCAACACTTTCTACAGAAAATATTGTAGACCACTGAGATAAACTGTTTTTGTCATCTGTAGTTATTCTAAAACGTAAATTTTGTGTACCGTCTTGAGCGGGTGGGGGAAGTTTATTTATAGGTATAATAAATTTTGGCACTATCCATCAACGCCAATTCCAAATCTATACTCAATATAATTACTAGTATTTTCTTGTTTAAGAATTGGATAACCATCATCAGTTTTTAATAGATTATAAGCAAACAAAGAATATAAAGGATTCTCTGAAGTTAAATTATCTAAACGCATACCGTCAAAAACTATATAATAATTATCGCTAGGATTATTGCTAACAATAACTGTTGCATATATTCTAATATAGTTAACGTTTGACCAAGAAAAGTTATCATCTTTAACAAATTGAGACAAAGTCTTTTCTACAATAATATATCTTTTAACATTATCAAACTCGTCTGTAAAATCTGCATCAGTAAGTGATATTTTTAAAGTGGCTTTTGGAGCCGCAATAGCAACACCAGATAAATTATTAATAAACTCTACTTTAATTCTTACAGCATCTGGATTAGCATTAGTCACACCAGTTTTGCTAACTAAAGATAAAGCAATTTTAAGTTTATCATCTGGAAGGTTTTGACCAAGATCAAAATTAATATTAGAGTTTTCAAGAGAAATTGAATTTACTGTTGGTATAAAAGTTTCTGATAAAAATGAAGCACTGCCATTTATCATTAAAGAGGTATTTAAGAATCTAGGACCTTCATTTCTATTCTTTCTATCTTGACCATTAAATATTGTAGAATCTGAGTTAATGAATAAAACATCTTCAATGTCATTATTTATATCATTTGCTGAATCACTATCTATAGCCTCATTTGGATATGGCACTGCAGAAGCACTACCATTTAAAACATACTGCCATTGTTCTGTTGGAGAAAAGGTAACTAACAATTTACTATCATATTTTCCTGCTACTGAATTACTTGCTGCTGGATATATTCCAAGTTCAGTTATTTGATATCTTTGTTCTGATGGCATTTCTGCTTTGAATACAATCTTTTCTACCCCATCTTCTTTGATAAAACCTTTAGAAGTAATGGGAACTCTAAACACCTCAAAATCAAGTGAATCTTTATTAGGAGGTATAAGTATTGTCTCTTCTTGTGAAAGGGCCTTAGATCCCACTCCAGCAGCCAAATAGGTGGCATAGGCAGGAGCCTGCCCAAGTAAATACTTTGCTACAAGTTGTTTTCCGCTATCAGTAATCAATTTCGTACCCCACATATATTGTACCACTGGACTCTACTTCTACTTCTACCAACTCATCTGAATTCATATTAACTAATTCAATTACTAAATTACCAACTGAATCTATGTATACATAGTCTGTAATATTTGTTTGACCTGTACCATCAATCTTTGGGTTGTTTTTTAAATACTTATCGCTAGGTATTTTATTTTCCAGTTTAATATTGAATATGTCAAAATATGATCTATCAGGTTTTTGCCTAGATATTAACCTAGAAGGATCAAATTCTTTTTGTATATCAGATAGATTAGAAATAATGTCATAGTTTGCATTAGTACCCTCGATAGTATCATGTCTTTCAAATTTAACTAATTCATTTGCCCCCAAATTTTCAAACAACAAATTAGTAAGAAGTTCTACACCTATACTAGAATCATCTGTAAAATTAACAACATCTCTAGTTGGAGTTTTAACTACAACATCTGGAGGTGTGTATGTGTAAGGAGTATTGTTGCTTGCTGTAGAAACTGTGGCTGAGAACGTGACTGCGTTATTTTTTCCAATAGTTCCACTTTTTCCATCTACGCCATAAAGTGTTGTATTAAATCTTTTATCAAAAGCAACTAGTTCATCTTTTGTTAATCCTCCTCCTTTTTTTGCTGCATCTTTAATTTTTTGAAGTTCTACTCCTTGTTGTGATTCAGGTAATAACTTAACCTGCTGTTTTAAATATTCTACTCTTTCTTGAGTTTTTGCTTTACTTGGAGGTTTTTTACTTGATGCCATTAGACTTCTACCACCCTAATTGTTGTATTTGGACCATTCTGATCTCTTCTATAAGATACTGAAGAAACAACAAACTGTGTTTCTGGATCAACAAACTTATAACCATCTGGAAGGGTATAATCTATTGTAACAAGATCTCCAAGTTGAAGATGAGAAGTACCAAAAGTTTCTAACCCAATCTTCTTTCTCTGTCTCAAAGTCTTATTAACAATCCAAGACATCAAGCCATTAGCAGTATCATCATTTTGAATGTATGGAGAATCAAGAGAGAACTCTCTTTTACCATACTTAGATCTACTCAACTGAATATTTTGATAAGTTTTTTGTGCTACCTGAGGAGAGTACAAAGTATTATTGACATAAATAGGATCAGATTGATCTGAACGTTTTCTAAAGAAGTCATCTACAGTTAAAACATTAGAAGTATTTTGAGTAAAGGTTACACCGAATATTCTTAAATAGTTACCTGTTGTTTCATCTAAGGCCATAAGTTTATCAGTGTTATTAAAAATTAAAAACTCTGCTCCATAACTACCTGCTTTAAAACCAGATATAGTAAAAGATTTTTCTCTACTTAAAGAGGGGGCTATTGCGGCAACTAAAGCAGGGTAGGCTTGATCGTATCTAATATTAAAATATGCACATTCTCTAAAGATAGTACCAAACTCTTCAAAGTATATCTTATATTTAGGTGCTGCACCAGAACTAATTCCAGACAAAAGTGTTGATTGAATTAATCCTGAAATAGAGTACTTTCTTAATGATTCAGAACTAGTTAACTCATCGTCACCAAATACTTGAGATATACTTGTTGTTGCTAATCTACCAGATTCGTTTCTAACATTCTTAACAAGTGTTGCTCCAACATCCTGTTGTTGAATATTCTTTAAAGCGTAAATGTTTTCAAACATACACTTAGAGGACCCTCTAGTAAATAAGGCCATGCCGTTATACCAAGGTAGTGGACTTACGTCATCTACGGTTGCAACAATAGCATTATTAATATATAAATAAAATCTTCTAACACTTCCAATGTCTTCATACTCTACAGCCAAATCATATACTGTTGGATTACTTTGAGCAGTTAATCTATCTTGTCCTACTAAGGTTCCTTCATCAACTAATATTTTTCCTATTCCACCCCAAAGTTTTTTAGGTACTGCTACTGTAGTACCATCAACTATTCCTGGAACTACTTTATAAAAAACTATATTATGTATAACTGTAGTTTCTCCAGTTGTTTCGTTTTGTGTAGTAAACTGTTGCAAGTTATCTGTAGTTAAAGACATAATTTCAAAAAAGTATCCGTAGTTTTTATCTGGGTTAATCATAATACCAAGACCACCAGATCCACCAGACAAAGTTGATTGTTGATCAGTTGTAGAAGTAACAGTAAAATACTCAGTAGAGTTTAGTGGAGTTTGAGAACCAGTTGAGGCTCCTTTCTTTCCAATAATTCTTATTCTAGTTCCAAAGTGCGTATAGTCATTATCTATTTGCTTATATACATAAGAAACTAAATCTCTTGGCTTTATACCCTGTGGAATTGGAGTTGGTCCAGAAAAAACTAAAGCAGAAGATTGAACCACTGCAGAATCTGTTGACTTAGGAGTTTTTAACGCATCATCTGTTGGAATATTTTGTCTATTAAAATTAGCAATAATTCCAGTTCTAGTTGATTGTTGTGCACTAGTATTGCTTACACCAACAGCATCTCCAAGTGCAGGAAAAGTTGGAAAAGATATTTTGTCTACTGGCTTTGTATTAAATAGATATTCAGATTTCATAACACACCCACGAACATTATTATTATCACTCCAGTATGTTGATAATCCAGAATAGTGTTCAGTTATCTGTGTACCAAATTGTCCACGACCATGTGCCTTGACTTCTCCATTTTGAAACACAACTTGCTCAGTAATTTCTCCAGGATTTAAAACTTGATAATGTGGTTCAGAATATATTCTAATATTGCCAGTAGGATACATTTTTCCATTAAAAGGCAAACTACCAAAATATTTTTGATATTCTTGATTACTTGTTATCCATTGTTTTTGAGATCCAGATATAGCATACTCTACAGCATCATATCTAATAATTTCTCCATTTGCATATAGATACCCTTGAAATCTTGGAAGCCAATAAACATTTTCGCCTAAATCAATAACATTGTTTACAACAATTCTATTAACAACATTTGGTGGGGTAGAAGAAAGATTAGCATTAATAGGAACAGCACCCAAAGTATATCCTTGAGCGTTCTTTGCTTTTTCATTTATAGTCTTTTGTTGTTGATCAGATGCAACTTCCCAAAGTAAAACTGGTTTATAAATATAAGTTCTATCCTCATCAAAATATTGTCCTTGTTTAAAACTACTAGGAGATCTTTGAATGTATCTTGTTGTATAGTTTATGTTGCCAGAGTTAATAATAGTTACTTCTGCACTATCAATATTACTTAGATTTACAATACCCTTCTCAGATGTCTCACCAAGTATCTCAAGGTTAGTTGATCTTACACCAGATTCAGGCAACAGATATTCTTTTGACATCAAAACAAAATTGTTGTACTCATCAAAGAACATTGCTGTTTGAGTTGACACGGCAAGTCTTTGTAATACTTCAGCCACACTAACATCAGGCTCAACAAAGAAGTATGGAATAACTGGATCTGTAGCGTTAGTAATTGTACTAAATACATAATTACTAAAACCTATATTATCTAACAAGATGGCTATTGCTGAAGTCAACGTTGTGTTTTGCAAGAATAAATTTGGAGCCTTTGTTGTTTCTAGTCTAAAGAAAAAGTCTCTAAGAGTAATAGGAACATCGTTTACTCCGCCTGCAACTTTTGGAAAGTCTTCTGCATAAAAAGTTTTTAATGGAACAAATTTGTCATAACCATTTACATCTAAGATTGTTTCATAAAAATCAAACTTAACATTTGGTTTTAAATATGGGGATACAATACTATTTTCATTTTGCTCACTAAAGGCTGAGTCATAGTTCATTAGGTTTAGGTTACCGTTAGATGCTAGAAGGCCACCGACTGGCAGGCCTGTAGAATCATTACTCATAATCTTATTTATTTCAAAGTCTGAAACATAGTTAGATATATCTGCTTTTAATCTAGGAGATAGTTCAATTAAATCAAAAGTAGTTTCAGGACCATTTAATGTTTCCACTACTAGTCTTAATCCTTTTAGATAAACTATATCTCTATATACCCTTCGACCATCTAGGTCAAAATACTTAGGATTAGTTAATTCTCTTATAAGGCCAGTTCTTTTAACATCGTTATCTTCTAATAATGAAAAACCATAGTCTGGAGTGCTGACATCCCAATCGGATAAACCAGTATTCCAAGTATAAAGAGATCCTAGGTTGCTTTCGTTTCCTCCAACCAAGTATGATTCACCATTCATAAATCCTAAAGGAAGTTGAGTACTTGCACTTAAATAATCTACCAAATTAAATTGTTCTTTATATTCTTCTGGGATTCTTATTCCATAATATAATTCAACATACCCATCCCATGAAACTATATTTGATCCATCTATTCTTGTAGAGTTTTCATCAAATGCTGCTGCCTCTACCCAATTATCTTGTGAATCTAAATATTGAATAGCCCATCTTTTAGGAATACTTGACTTGTCTCTATTGGCAAGTGGATCAGTAATTGTTTCACCATCTGGGGTTCTTATTTCTCCTCTAGATGTTTCAGCAAGATTTGTTTGCATCTTTACAACAACTCTATTTGCTGGAACTGGATTATTGTAAACAACAAACGGAACAGCATCCTCAATAGGATGACCAACATTGTTAGATTGAATTGTAGAAGATAAACCTAGTTCAGTATTTTCTTCTTTTCTATATGAACTCCAATATTTAAATTCATCATCTCTTGAAGCCATATAATATCTTGGTCTACGAGCAGATCTAATATTATCAATATATTTATTGTTAAACCACATTAATTTATTTATACCCGAACGTGGGCGAAACGGTTGAAAACATTCTTTAAGACTAAATAATAATTCTCTATTCTTTTCTGGCTCTATAAATTTAATTAGGGCATCGTCCTTATCAGTCAAAAACTCTGAGGCTTTTGTTGAGTCTAACCCACCAGTATAGTAGTTGCCAACATCATTAGGGTCAAATGAATTTGGTACTGTTCTAAATTGAACTGATGCACTAGTCGGACGATACCTATAGTTACCATAATTAGCAACATTTTCTAAATCATTTAAGTTCCATTCAGCAACTACAAATGATTCAATACTAAGGGTGTTATTAGTTTTAATATAATTTTGAAGGTCTTCGTCTTGAAACATTAGACCTCCTCAAGTGAAACATCCACATTAAAGAAATCGTGGGTATTGGTTGATCCTCTTTTTACAACGGTATAGTCAAAGGAAGAAAAATACACTTCTAATATTTCATTATACTTATCCATATTTGCATATGCAGAACTAGTAAATTTATCATATCTATCATATGCTAAGAACATATAAAATGAACCAGGATTATCTTCATACCATTTAATTAAATCTACCCCGCCAGCACCACCGTCAGCAGTGTACTCTTCTGACAAAGAAGTTTGCTTACCTGTTGTATCACTAAATATAGGATCGTTACTAAATGCTCTTGAAGGAAGCATATCCCAAGACCAAGACGCCGTTACCTTATCAGCAACATGATATGAACGCATATTGCCATTAACCATTCTCTTTCTATTTTCAATTCTTTGTTTATTAAAACCAATTTCTCCTCTACCATGATCTGATAGAACAATAAAATCTTCACCTTCAACGCCATCTGGAACTAAAATTCCATTACTTAACACGCCAGAGTTATTTGACCAAATTACACCTTGAGGTCTACCAAATCTTTTTCTTCCTAATAAATATCCACTAGTGGCCATTAGTATCTACTACCTCTTATTCCTCTGTCGTTCATACCCTTAATCTTTCTAATTACAACATTTGCAACTTCATCTGCTGAAGAGTTTGTTCCTGCAACATTTACATTAACGCTATAACTATTATTATACAGTGTTGTGCTTCCTTCCATAACTGTATTTGTAATTGGTGCCATGATTGTGTTTGCACCTATGCCACCTTTCATTCCTGGAAAAACGTCCCCATTCATTGCTTGTAGTAATCCTAAGTTTTCTTTTGCAACAGATTTACGAACAACAAATTCTCCTGGTGTTAATAATGCTGGAACCCTATCTGTATTTCCTAATCCTGGAACAAGGTTTCCAATTGCCATCCTTACTGGTGCTGGTTCAGTAGATCCTTTATAATTTACATTTCCACCCATTGCCATTCTTTTTACGTTTCCACCAAAAGCGTAAGGTCTTCTTGCTGATCTTATTGATGCTAAAGCACTATCTACTGCATTTTGTATTTGAACTTTTCCAATTCTAATTGCGTCTGCTGACTGAGATAAACTTGTAAGTATGTCTCTGCCTGTAGAAACCATACCACCCAATCCACTTTTCTTTGAATCTCCAGCCCATGCTGCACTTAAGTTTGTTAAGAATCCTAATGAATTCTTTCCTTCTACGCTTGCTTCTCCATAAAATCTTGATAAATCTCCTGCTTTCTTTTTTGCTTTTTCTGCTTCTAGTGCAAACTCTGTTGCTGTTAATGTAGCAATTTGTTGAGATTTTAAAATAGAATCAGAAAGGGCTTGAACATTTATTCCTAATGATTGACTCATTGCAGCAACAGACTCAGGACTATTTGGATCTAAACCTATTGACTGACCAAGATATCCAAGTTGTGCACCCATTGCTTGACGTGCTGACTGATTTACAGTTGTTTGCATCTGAGTAGCAATCTGACTCATCTGTGTTAACACTTGAAGTTTACGTTGTTTTTCTTTCTCAGCAGTAATAGTCTTTTCAATATTAACAATTTTTTCTTGTTCTGCTCTAACCAATAAAGTAGTTTGATATATTGACTCTTCAAGAGACTTAATATTAGTTTCAATTTGTTCACGAGTATATAGTTGACCATTAATTTCTACCGTCAAAGCAGCAAGTTCTGCTTGTTGTTGTTGTTCAAGTGCTGCCCTAGTATCTTCTAATTGTGCTTGAGCCTCTGCGTTAGTAATCTCTGCTGCTGCACTTGCGGCTGCACCAAAATCACCAGAAGCAATTGCTGAAGCCAAATCAATTTGTCGTTGTTGTCTTTGTGCCGCTCTATCATTTGCTTGAGTTACTTTATCAATAGCAGAAATTCTTTCATCATAAATCTTATTAATGTTATCTTCTTTATCAGATAGTTGTTGCAACCCTTTACTATAAAGGTCTATTTGTTTTTGTTGAGCATTAGAGAGTTCATTATATTGATCTATTTGATCTTGAATTGGATTAATTCTTGTTTGTTCAAGCATATCTATGTATGCACCTATAGCATTAGTTGCAGAAGTCATAGTATCTTGTAACATTTCTTCATCAGTCTTTAATAGTTCTGCTTGAATAGATGCCTCTCTTAAGGAAGCATTTAATTCAGAAATTGCTTGTCTTTGTTGTTTAACTGTTCCAGTTAATATTTTTCCTGCTGAAGCAAAATCTAGACTTCCTGCTGCTGCTGGATCTAGCCCTTTCATTCTTAATTCTATTAACTGTGCTGTTTGTATTGGTACGATTCCTCCACCACCTCCACCAGCCTCTCCATCTTCTCCTATTACTGATGCATACAATGACCCTGGTCCAAAATATTTTTTAGTTAGTCTAACGGCCTCATCCGCTGATGCTCTTACAACTTCTTCATCAGTAACTGTAGTACTCATTCCTGGATTAAGTGAAGACGATGCGGATGCTTTCTTTTGATTTTCTAATCTAGTTCTCATTTTATCTGCATCAATAGTTTCAAGGATTGTTCTATAAATTTGAATTGAATACTTTGTTTGCTCGTCTGGCAAACTATCAAACCAATCAACGTTCTGTTGAATGCCCACAAAATCTGAATCTGTTTCAGAAAATTTAATTAATGCTTCTTTAGTTATTTTATCTGGAAGTTCTTTATTCATTTTAGCAATATCTTCGCTAGCAGATACCATATCATCTATACTTACAGTATCAATAACTGCATCCATATTTACATCTTTATCACTTAAATTAGTTGCTGTTTCTAAGAATGAAGTAGCCTGAGCAAATTTTGTTGGATCTAAATCTCTAAATAGATTTATTGTTTCTCCTCTTTCAACTCTATCTTGAACTTCTCTAGTAGCAACTAGTATTCTATCTAATCCTTCTACCCCGATACCCTTGGCTTCTGCATATAAAGTAATTTGTTTTTGAATTCCTTCTTCACTAAGTTTTCCATCTTTTCCAGTCATAACGCTCATCAAAGACATAGCCTGTTCTAGCCCAATATTTCCAGATGAAACTTGTGTATTAATTAAGAAAGTAACTTCTTTATTTTTAAACCCTTCTGTTTGAGTTGTAAATGCAGATGCTATTCCAGCAAGAGGTGTATCTTTATATTTAATAGATACCGCTTCGCTACTACCCTTTAACATCTGATCTTGTATTTGTTTATTAGTAGTAAAAGTTTTCATAACAAAATCTAATGTTTGTTTTTGCTGATCAGTTATCTCTTTTCTACCAGCAACATAATCATTTTCAAGATTATTTCTATAAAGCAAAAGATCGTTTAATTTATTTTGTAGTTTTGTTTGCTCTTCTGAATTAGTTGTATTTTGAATAGCATTTCTTAATACTTTTTCTTGCTCTATAAATTCTTGTCTTTTTGTTTGAACTTGAACTTCATATGTATCTAATGCTTTTCTAGAAGTTTCTAATGCAGATTCATTATAACCAACTTGTTGTCCTGCTATTTTTGCAAATCCTTTATCTTTAAATGTATTTGTACCAAATATAAGATCTCCTAGTTTAGCAACATCAACTGTTCCAGTTTTCCAAGATTCAAAAAAACTTTTTCCTATTCCAGAAAAATCATAAAATCCACTATCTGTCCATATTTTATTTGAATCAATTTTAGATAATTGTGTTTGAATTGTATTTGCAAAATCTTGACTTTGTGATTTTGATTCTTCAATAAGTCTAATTCTTACTTCTAATGGATCTTTATATAGGTCATTTCCATTTATACCAATAAGTTCTTCTAACTTACCATTAATACTCATAGATATATCTTGGCTACCCAAAGAAGTGCCTATTGCTTGTGCTATGCTTTGTGCTTGTGCTGGATCTATCAACCCTTCTACAACATAGTCAGCAAGTTTTGCACCAATTATTTTTCCACTTCCTGGACCCATATTATCTTTAGTTAATTGACTTGTTTGATTTAATAATTGTTTACCTAAATCTGATGTTATAAATGTATCACCAAAATCACTTCGTAATGGATTTATTGGGGAAGTTCTTGACTCTCTTTGTCTAGTTGCAACTTCTGAAGCGGAAACGTTTCCAGTCATCTCTCCCATTGCTTTTAAATCATCTGAAGTGTTACTCATAGATGTTGCAAATTCATATCCTTTAACTCTTGCATTGTCTATTGATTTTTTCATTAGGTATAATGCTGTTGGCAATCCAACTGCTGCAGTTGCTGCTAAGACTAAAGGATTTGCAAGCATTGGTGCGGCCATTGCTAAACTTCCAATTGTTCCTGCAGCCATAGACACATTATTTGCTAACTGTTGAGTTCTTGGATCTTTAGAAGTCATTCCTACTGCCATCGCAGCACCACTTATTGCAAATCCACCCATACCAATTCCACTTGCAGCCCTACCAAGTCTTTGACTCTTTTGAATTTTATTTGATTGCTTTGTTGCATCATCTAAACTTTCTGTATTTTTATCAACTACTAATGTATTTTTTCCCATTGTTGTAATTAATTTTTCAACAATTTTTTTACCAGCACTACTTATTGTGCTAGTTGCAGAACCCAAAGATTGTTTCATTGAAGATCTAGCAACAGTTGATTGTGATGGAATAGTATTAATGTTTTGAGAAGATCTTTTATCTGTAACTTTAAAATCATACCCTGGTCCACTTGGCTCTGCTCTGTAAGCCATGCCACCTTTATTCATAGCCTGTAATTGTGGTCCAAATTTTTGTGCAGATTTTGAATTAACAACAAACTCTCCAGGAGTTAACATTGCTGGAGTTACACCTTGTTCTCCATATGAAGGAGTACCTGATTGACGATTTTGTACTGCTTGAGCAGCAGTTCCTGCAACAGCAGTACCAAGAGCAGCAAGTGCTCCAAACTTTGCCGAAGGTCTTTGTGAAAAACTTTTTGCCCTTGCACCAACACTAGGTTTAGTAGTTGTTACTCCAGCAGTTTGTTTTGTCATTGGCATACCCATTACACTAACAAGATTTCCTGCATTATCATATTTAGGATCTAAAAATTTAGGAACAGTTAAACCAAAACCTCCTTGTGCTCTTACTAAGTTTGGATCATTTAACATACGAAGTAATTGAACAATAGGCATTTTTCTATATTCTTTATGAGGCGAGCCTTTTTTTACTTTTGATCTCATACCTTTATCGCCCAAAATACCTTTTGCCCATAGTTCATCAGCATTAGAATACAATCTACTTGTTAATTGATCAGAATTTTTAGAACCAGAAGAGGCATTCTTAAATGATTTTTGCATTTCATTTAATACATTTTTACCTTGTGGTGAATTAGGATCTAACCCTTCTGCAGCCAAAGCATTAAGTGCATATCGTCTTCCCATTTCACCTTGCCAAGCACCATTAGTTGGAAATTGTTTTAATTCTGCTTGCAAAACTTTTAAGGCTACTTTTTCATTTATAGTTAAATCAGGTTTAGTTTTGATTAAATCTGCAATGTCTTGTGCTTCTTTTCTAAACAATGGATAGCCTTCTACATTTGCTCCACCCATAAGTGGTCTAATATCTGCTGCACGATTTTGTGTTAATTGATTAAAAGAATGATTTCCAAACATTGTATATCCAGAATATCTATAAGCACCATTATCTTTTTTAGTACCCTGCCTTAAGTGTAATCCAGAAGTTTGAAGATGTCCAACTAAGGATACAGAATCAGATTGAGGTAGTGAGCCTCCACCTCTGTAAGCCATCTTTCCAAATCCAGGAGTACCAGAAGACCTATAGGTTTGACCACCTTTATTCATTGCTTCAAGAGTTTGTGAATTAGCCTGTGCTGCTTTTTTAGTTACAACAAATTCTCCAGGCATCAATGTTGTAGGAACTGTATCTTTATTTCCTGATCCTGGAACCCAACCACCTTTAGCCATAGGTTTTCCAAATTTAGGATTTTTTATTTTACTTGCGGCTCCTGCTGCAAAAAATTGTGGATTAGTTTGTGCAAATGAAGATGCTGCTTGATTTGCTTGCTTATAAACACTAGTCAACCTCATTAAAGCACCTGCCTCTAATGCAAATTGATCAGTTAACATTTCGTGAGCATTATGTAAATTATTTGCTACAGACAATGCTTCTAATTGTTCAGAACTTAAATACTGTGTTGATAAACCTAATTCACCACCACCTACTGTTAATGATTGATATCCTTTACGAAGTAAATTAATAAACTTACCAATATTAGCAATACCGTTAGCAATCAAACCAATAGACATCAAAAGTACTGGCCCAATACCACCAATTGCTGCTATAACTGCAACTATTGCTTTTTTAGTACCGTCTGAAAAATTGTTAAACTTATTTAAGGCTTTAGTTGCAAATTCTATAATAGGTGTTAATGCTTCTGCAAATGCTTGACCAACAGGAACCAAAGATGCTTTTAATTTTTCTATAGCAGCCTGAAACTTTACTGCTGCAGATTCTGCTGTAACACCTAATTCTCGTTCTGCCATAATTCCTAATTCTTCCGTTGAGGCTGCAGCCAAAGATAAAACTCTAGATGCTTGAGTTCCACTTTTATTTACGTTTTCAAAAAGAGTAGATAATCTTGCAAATTGATACTTACCAAAAATTGTTTCAATTAATCTTGATTTTGACAACTCATCAAGTGGCTCTAGTGCTGTAGCAAAAGTCATAACTGTTGCTTTTAGATCTCCTGCATTTTGTTCAACTATTCCATTTAAATTAATTCCTAATGCTTTAGCCTGTTCATTTGCTGCTTTTGATGGATTAATTAAAGATGCAAGACCAGATTTTAAAGCGTTTGCTGCTTCTGATGCTTTTACTCCACCTTCTTGCATTGCGGCCATAAAAAATGCTAAGTCTTTAATATCTCCACCAAGTGATTGAATTACAGGAGCAACCTTTGGAATAGCCTGAGTAATATCATCAAGTGCTACTACTGTTTGGTTTTCAACTGCGTTTAAAAAGTTAATTGTCTTGTCTAGTTCTTTTCCAGTTGCACCAAATGCGTTTTGAATTGCAATTGTTGCCTCTAATGCTTGATCTTGTGCTACCCCACCAAGTACTGAAAGTTTGGTTGCTTGAGCAACAACGCTTTCTAACTGTGCTCCAGAGTTACCTGCTGCTGCTGCATCTGCAGCCATTTTAATAGTATCTGTAATAGCAACTCCATATTTTGTGTATTCGTTTGCTAGTTTTTTAATACTTTCTAAAGCAGCATCTGTTTCTACTGTAGATGTAAAGATATCTCCGTATACTTTTTTAAACCTAATAGCCTGCATTTCCATGTCTCTAAAAGTTCTAATGGCTGTAGAACCAAGAATAGTAAGAGGAATGGTAAAACCAACCATCAACTGACGTCCAGCCCATTGGGTATTCTTACCAAAGTTTAAAAGTTTTGTTGTTCCAGCGTCTAAAAGTTTATTAAAAATTTGTTGTTTTTGAATAGCAAGTTGCATTTGGGTAATAGGTTTTGAATAATCAAGAGAGTTAGGAACAATTTTAACTGCTCTCATAGCACCATCAGCGGCACGACCTAATTCAATATGTCTAGTTTGTAATAATTTTACTCTTTCTTCTGCTACCTTAGTAATAGTTCCAAATTCTTTACCAAAGAGTTTTCCAAATGATTTTGTGGAAGCCATAGAATATCTAAAGTATTCTCTAGCAGATAGTTTATTTTTTTCAAGAGCGTTAGTAAATCTTTCAGTTTCTGTATGTACCTTGCCCATTGAGGCAGTAAATTTACCTGTAGCATTTATGTTATGAATTAAACTAGTAGAAAATTCTTTTTGAATCCTAGATGCTTCAGAGGATCCTTGAATAATGCTTTTGTTAAAAAATTGTATTTGTTTTTCTAAGGCTTTTAATTCTGCAAGGGCTTGAGCAGCATCGAGATTGACTCTAATATTGGCCTGTGCATCAACCACTATTGAATCACCTCGTAATCCAAACCATTACCTATACCAAAACCAGCACGCTTAGCGGCTTGTCCTTGTAAGGCAACAATATCTCTTGGATTAGTTGTTTGACCTTTACTATATACTTTAGCCTTGAGACGTTCCCATTCATCACCAGAGACTTTATTCTTATCGATGTCAACACCTTGTAGTGCTGCTGAAAACTTCCTGTTAATATGGTCTTGTTCTCTCTTTGCTTCGAGAATGGCCACTAGTTCAGGCATCGATAATCTGTCCTCCAATTCCTGGTAATCTTTCCAATTACCAAGAAGAAATACCTCAGATTCTATAGCAACGAGGTCTAGTTCTGACCACTTAGAGCCGCCGTTGCTGCTAGTAAATTTGGGTCGTTAAGTTTAACCCCCGAGGCAATTTCAATAATTTTATAAACTGTTGGAAGATCTACTAAATCTTCAAGTTTTTTCTTATCTGCTAATTCAGGATTGTACTGTTGCATTGCAATTGTGATGCAATCCATTAACAAATCCATTGACTTATCATTATCAGATGCTACTTCTACATTATCTAAGCCTTGAAATTTTTTCATGAAATCTCTTAATAGAGAAATTCTTAAAGGTCTTAGGGTTAATTTTGTACCGTCAATTAGTTCAATTTCTACGACTTCATAGACACTTGTTGCCATTTATCCTCCTATGGATATATTAAAATTATAGCACAAAACCCACCCCCAGAAGGGAGTGGGCTAAGTGTATATGAAGTTGTTACTAGCCAACTACACGGTCTACGATTTTACCGTATGAACCATTTGCTGTTGGTAGTAAGCGGAATGAAACTTCAAACATTGAAGGTTCGTCACGCTTTGCAGAAACTGTTACGTTGTCGATTGACAATGCACGGTGTGCTACATAAACTCTTTCTACTGCTGTTGCTCCTGTTGCTTCTGGATCTCCAGAACCTGGACCAACTGCGATAAGTGCACGTTCAACTGGAACTGCACCAAGTTCACCTGAGTTTAGAACTAAAGTGTCTTGTGTTGCTCCATTTGAAAGTTCTGTATCTTTGCCTGCAATAGATACAAGAAGATTTTCAAGTGTGGCTTCAGCGAATGCTGTAACCATGTTAACTTGCATACCTTGCTTGTAAAGTTTTGCTACGTCAAGTAGTTGATCTACTTGAACTTCACCAAAGTCTGGTTGGAATTGTAATTCCAAACCATTCATTGTGTAGCCTACGTTTCTGTAGTTTGCATTTGCTTCAAGTGTATCTGCGTAACGTGTTCCAGATACGAAATTTGGAATTCCTGTTACGGAACCTGAACCAAAGTTGTATACTGCTGCAGATCCTGATCCTGAATTTGGTACATATTCAAGAGCACCTGCTGTAGATACGAATACCTGTGCTGCACCTACGATAATTTGATTGCTATTACCTAATGTTGCCATATATTTTTTTCACCTTCCTTGTTTTTAGGAAAAGTGGGGCGATTTCCTCAATCTAATTATATCGTGCTTTTATGACTCATTATACTGTTTTGAATGATAATCATATTTAATAATAAGGTCCCTAGAAGGCTTATACTCCATAAGGTTAGATACATCTTGTTGAGTTTCTGCATACCCCGATTGGAAGACATTTATACATTGAAACCTATATTTATAATAATCATATACAGAAGGACTTGCAGAAACAGGATAGTCATCATATAGTTCTTCTGCAAATTCATTTATATCATTTGCTGCAACATCTTCTCTATCTAATACAAGGGTAATTAAAGAAGTAAGATTAATTGTTACCCCATATCGATCTGAACCATTGGTTGCAGCCCCATATAAAGAACCACCATAAATGGTATATCTCATTTGCTCACTTTTAATAGGGTAGAAATATTTGTATTTACCTGTTCTAACTTTAGTGAATTTATCGAATACTATGTAAGGTAAATCATTCTCTATAATTTCAGGAGGTATATTTCCTGTACCCGCTGGAAAGAATGGAATAAAGTCATCGGCACCAACAGTTGGTGGATAAAGATTATAGAAAGAAGGTGCTTGGGTTTTAAATTGTTCCCAAACATATCTATTAATTATATTTTCTGGTCTGTAAATTTTCATGCTACATCTCCTGGGGCTGATTCAATCCATGACAAAGCCATTTTGCGACCTGCGGCAGCAGCACCAGTCTTACTTTTAACTGCTGACTTGAAATTTCTAATAAATTCTTGTGGTGTATCAAAGTGTTCATAAAATCTTATAGTCTTTAAATAAAAGTTAGTAAAGTAAAATTGGTAGAATTCATTATATGCATTAAGGAAAGATCCTCTTGTTGCACTACCCCCAGGATTTGCTATATAAATAGGTCCATGTCTAAAGAACTCTTCTCCTTCTATTTCAAAGAATAGAACTGAAGCATCTTTTTCTTTAACAATAACTGGGCTTCCTTCTTCCATTATTTGAGCCTTATCGTAAAATGGTTCTGTTCCGTTTGGAGATGTTGATTGAGATGCTAAAAAGTCTGCATCTATTCTTGCACTGTTTCTAGCCAAGATTCTATTTAATTCAAACAGTCTTCCAAATGGATCTCCTACTTGACCCCATTCATAAACGTGATGAAACATTCCTGGATGAGATCTTGCAATTCCATCCATGTATTCATAGAAAGCAACAATAGAAGTATCGGCAATCTTTTGTGTTAGTTTTGGTTCGCTTGCTTTAAGTTGTTTTAAGAATGAATCCGAGTATTGAACTGTATTTTTTAAAGTAGCCATAAGGTCGGTTGCATCTAATTTAACTCTCATTATTCCCACCTTTGATTCTGAGACTTACTTATAAATACTCTTAGATATCTTAAAGTGTTGTCATAATTAAATGTTGGAACTATAGTCTTAATTTCATACTTGGTTGGAACTGGTTCTGCTGAGTTAGGCTTGTTTGATCCATTAATCCATACAACAGTTCCTGAAGCATCTTTTATATTTGTTACAGATATAGAGGTTATTGGATAATACTTTCCATTAGACTTCTTTCTTAAATCTTCTGGTGTTCTAAAAAAATTACTTGAGTCATATACAAAGTCTGTTCCCTTTGTCTTTAGTTCACCAATGAGGTCACCAGACTGTTCTGTGATTACTGAACATTTTACAGTTCTATCATATACCCAAGTCTTTGACACGTTGCCATAATCTAGTTGTTTTGTTTCTGCATAATATACGTCAGCAGTCATTGGAAACATAATGTCGTTAAGTCCTCCTGTTGCATTAGGAAGCATTTACAACACCCCGAGACGGATTCTGTTTCTGTATTTCTCCAAGATCTTATCTACTGTTACGTTACCTGTATTTGATATAGCACCTTTAGCAAACTTAATCTTATAGTCATCATTATCAAATGATTCAATATATCTGTTTACGTACTGTAAAGTATTATTCTTTAGATCTTGAATAAGTAGTTCTGAAGCCTCTTGTACATCTTGTGGAATTACCTTCCACCCAAAATCACCATCTATCACATATTCAGAGCCTTCATTAAAGTCTGCGTCTAGATATCTTTCTCTCCAAACTTGTTTATAATTAATCTTATTCTCTGGAACTTCTGGATCTACTGAGATTATAGATGTTCCATCCTTACTAATCAATAAAGAAACTTCATTAACTGCAGATGTGGAATCAAATATTAAATGTCCGTTTTGATAAACTTTATAAATTTTGTATATCTTTTCATCTACTGGTAAGTAGTCAGATCCATTTCCTACCACTTCTTTTTCTTTTCTTACAAATGAGAATCCTTGTGTTTGTGAGTCTATGATATATCTAGTAATTCTTTCATAGTCTAATTCACTACCGTCGGTAATGTTCAATGCTGATGCAATATTATCTGTATTACAGTATGGTCTTACTACGTCTATGTTGGTTAACGCTACAACATCTCCAGAAACGTTTTTAACAGACGCTACAAGGTTTCCTGTATAGGTTAGGTACTTGCTGTTCAATGTAAAGGAAACAGTGCCGTATAGTGGTGTTGCTGAGGCTGAGAAGGACTCTCCTGTTAATAGGTCGTCATATTCTAATGTGTGTCTTGCACTTGATGAAACTTGAAAAGATGCTACTAAACTAGTTGTATCTGTATGTCTTAATATTTCCATAATTATAAGCCGTAAGCGGCTGCTACCTCCTGTGGGGTAGCAATTCTAACTTTACTATTTTTCTCTACCCATTGATTTGCAATTTCTTCTGAAACGATATTATATCCACGAACTAATTTACCTAATTCTTTATCAGTAACGCTTGCATTTTCTATATATAAAGCAATTTTATTATTAGATTCGTACACAATATCCTCCAAGTTTATTATATCATTTATAAAATAGTTGAAGGGAGGACATTTTTACGTGTCCCCCCTTCGAGTTGTTCTAAAGAGAACTATTGTTGCATGTAAGCAACTGCGTCTTCTTCTTCGATTTGAACACCAAAACGTAAGAAAGTAGTATATTCTACTGTATCTTTCTTAGGTTGGAATTCACGATGAACAGTAACGTCTCTTTGGAATCCCCAAATACGGTTTTCTGGGAATGTCAATGATACGAATCCTGCTGGCATCAATGGAACTTCAACTAATGGAAGACCAAGAACACGGTATTGAATTGGAGCACCAATTGTTTGAGGTGCTGCACCATCGATAACACGTTCTACGATTCTTTCAGTGTTTAAGTTACCACTTGAACCAAGACCGTTGATAATTGCTGCAACAGTTTCAGTATCGGCATAGAACTTCATTGCTGAACGAGAAGCACGATATTTACGTGGCATTGCAAGCACAAGTGCTTGTAAGTCTTCAATATCTGTTCCGTAAGTAGCACTGTGACCATTGTTTTCTTTGGCAACAAAACCTTCCAAAATGTTAAGGAATGTATTTGAGCCTGTACCTGTTCCGTTGATTGCAAGATCTTCAAGATCGTTTGCAAATGCACGAGTCATTGTACGAACTAAGTGATCTTCTAATGCTGCACCTTCGATATTATCTTCTAGTGCTTCGGATGATACTTCCCAATCAAGACGAACTTTCTTTGTAGTAATTTCGACCTTTGTAAAAGTAACTCCAGCATTTGTGTATGCTGCGTCTGCTTGAGCAGCAGCACGGATTACACGTTCTCCAACGTTCATCTTTTCTAATTCTGCTGTGTTGCCACGCATTGTTACACGGCGACCATCACGAGCAAGAACTTGTTGTTCAAAGATGTATTCGATAAATTGGCGTGACTGTTCTGGATTTAGGATACCTCCACCATCTGCTGGTTTTGCTGTTCCTACTGGTCCAAGTTCGCTTGATGGTGTTGAAACACCGCCAATTCCTCCTGAAGCAATAACTCCTGTTACAGCCGCCTTATTTAAAATTTCTTCTGACATAATTTTTTCACCTCCCAGTGAATGTTAACGATATAGATCAGCGGAATTGAGGAAACGCCCGCCCCACATCGACCTTTTTTGTATTTTTTGCTGTACGACCCCGCCGAGGTCGCCAGATTTACGGACCGCTGTATCATCTTCTACTGCATCGACACGCTTTCCAAACTCTTCAACATTGTTTTTTACTTCAGTAATTTCCCCTTTAACTGAATCAATGCCTTTTGTAATTTCAGCAACTTTTTCGTTAATTGATTTAACGGCTGCTGCTAATTCTTCAACTGCTGTCACAACGGATTTGCTAACTTCATTAACAGAGGCTTGTACTGTTTCAACAGCCTTTGCTAAATCAATTTGTGCAACTTCTTGTGCAGGAGTGGCTTCTGTAGTTTCAGATTTAACAACTTCTTCAGAAACTTCTTTTGCTTCTTCAACAACAGGTGCTTCTTCAGCAGCAGGTGTTTCTTCAACAACTGGTGCTTCTTCAGCAGGTGTTTCTTCTGGACTATCAGACTTCACGATTTCGTCTACAACGACAGTCTCAACTTCTGTATCTACAGACTTTTCTACTTTTGTTTCTGCAACAACTTCTGTTGCTTCTACATTATCTTTTTTTGCCATGTTCTTACCTCCTTTATTAATTTGATCAGCCTTGGATGTTTCACCAAGTCTTATGTCCTGTGATTTTAATAAATCTTTTATCACAGAAGCCTTATCTACGTCGTTTGATTCAACAAAACCAATCCATGTTTCATCATTACGAGGATCTTCTTCTTTTGAAAGTCTAATTATTTGATTTTCTTTTGACCAGTAAACATTTTCAAATTCTGTTTTTGTGGCCATTCCTTCTATTGTATTTGTTCCGTTAGAGGCTTTTTGAATTGAAATTATGTTTGCAAATTGATTTGCTGGATTATCAACTAGTGATAATTCGTGGAGGTCATAGTCTTTAATAACACGAATCTCTTTATCCATGTCGGAGTTATAGGCTTTGTCAGAATCATTAATACTACCCCCGATAGAAAAACCAGTAAGAGTACCATCAAGAACTTTTTCCCAAGTATCTTGAGCACCTTTAGAAATGTATGCATCTACGTATACTCCATTGTAAAATTTGTCTTCGTCTCTATTATAGAACTTATCTGATTTAAATGACACAACCTTGCCTACTGCAATTGGCATGTGCATTTCTCTTAAATTGCCACGGAATCTTTCGAACGCTTTAATGCTTACGTCTGTAGGCACTATATCTGATTGTTTGTCGACATTGTCAAGTGTCGCAAAACCCGAAACCATTCTGCGTTCTTTGTCTACTTTTGCAATTGGCATAGACAACGTGATGTTGTCTTTTTCTGAGTGCCAAAATGCTTTATGCATATTAGTCATACTAGTTCCATTATATAATGTGTTTTAAGGATATTAAGAGTTTATAACAACTATTGACTTGCTCTACCCTCGCCCTGTGCATTTCTGCCAGAGGTTGTGGCTTCAGAGTCGCTTGCGTTATTTGTTCTTTGTTGATCCCTCATTCTATTTCCACTTGCTTGTGCTGCTATCTCAGCCCTTGCTTGTGAACCTAGAACAATTGGTTCTTGGCCTCCTGGACGAACAGGATACCCAAGTCTTTCACGAACTTCGTTCGGAACTAATACCTGCATACGTAGGTATCGTTCGTCAATCTGACTTTGAGTAACTTCGTCGGTCAGAGTTAGTTCGTTAAGTTTAAATTGTAGCATATCTGTTTCTTCTTTAACAATTTTGTTAATAACCTTTTCTAAGTTTCTTTGAGCAGGTCTAGCAACTTGTTCTTTGAAGGTACGATCAGAAGATAAGGCTGATGCTATTGAAACTCCAGCACCTCCACCAACTTTTGAAAATGGTACTTGGTGAGCCATCAAAATATCGTCACGATTTGATTTGCGATATCTATCGAATGATCCTTCTTGTACTCCATTTTCAATAGCCTTCATATCAAATTCTACTTTATTATCTGGGCTATCTCCAGGAAGTGGTATGTAAAGAGTTCTGTGGTTTTGTCCACGAAGTCCTGATTGTAAGAATCTGAACAACTTATCTTCAGCGTCAACAGATAACTTAGCACCTTTTAAGGACACAATGTATCTAGGAACAGCCTTGTTTTCAAAGTAGTCAATATTATACTTACCTGCTAAGTTGTCTCCAACCATAGAGGTTGCTGCTGCCACTGTGTCTGGAATTCCATAGTAAGAAGTTTTTGGAGAATACTTCTTGATATGAATTAGTTCGTTTGGTCTAGGATCTGTGGTTACAGGGTTTTGATCTTCTGTGCCTTGAAAGTTTCTAAAGAATACAACTCTTTGATTAACTATTTGAATGTAGCCATCACGTAAACGACGAACACGAATTGTTGAAGCAGGAATATGTCCAACATATCCTATTTCTCCATTTACTTTACGACCAATTTCAATGTATCCATTTCCTAGGGCTTCTACGTCTGTATATACTTTTTCTAAGATGTGAGTAAAGGTATCTTCGTCGTTAAGACTTTCTAGCCATTCAGCCATAGAGGCTTTAGATCTTTGAATCTTTCTTTGTGCTCTCATTAATGATTCTTCAGATTCTGCGTCTTCAAGTCTAGCCATTGTAGAGTCTGTTACTTCAAAAGAATAACCAAGGCCAACAATGTTTGAAACTTTTGCATTGATTGCAGCATGGTTAGCAAATGAGTTTTCGTAAAAGTATGCTAGTTCATCTAGGTTGTATGGTGGGATTACAACATCGTATAGTCCGTATGCTGTTACTAAATCTTGTTCTGGGAATAGTTGTTTTGATTTGCTATCTTCTTGCCCCATAAAGGCTTTGTTTAGGTTTCTTGATGCTCTTCGTTTAAAGTTGGTATCTAGTCCATCATAAGATTTTGCTAATTCGGCATCAACCATAAAGTCATCTGACTTCGCTGCCTTTTCCATTTTGTCTAAATTGTCAATTTTGGCAATAGATTCTAAGTTATTCTCCATTTGCTTTTAAACCTCTTTCTGCATCCATCCATGCTCCGATATCTGTTTCGCTAGCAATGTATCCTTCTTTCATTCTATTAAGTTGTTCTGAGTGTTCCATTTCTGAAATTCTTCTTACCCCTGGCATAAAAATAACCTTTCCTGCTGGTGCTCCATAATAATGGGCTGCTTCTTTTACTTTAGCCATCTTACCCAAGTCATATTGATCGCCTGGAATGTTCATAACGTTACCTCTTCCATCTCCAAAGGCTCTTCCATTGTGGTCCATTTGCCATACATATAGGCCATATCTTTGTTGTTTTTGTAATACTGTTAACTTACTATTACCATCTTTTGGGTTTTGTGGCTTTTTCATATACATAATTGTACCATAACAAATACAATTACACAACCTTTCCTTCATACATTGTCCAAGTTGCATCACTTAGTATTCTAAATGAGTCTGAATTTAAAGATAAAACTGAAGAATCACTAATTGTTGCCTTAGGTAAACCAAATAATGATTGATGAATTTCTTCTCCATTAACTGTAAAAGATATAATATCTTCAGTTAGCCAAACTTCTCTCCAATTATAGTTTGTCCAACTCAGCCAAGAATTATTAACTAAAGGATCATTTGGCCCTGGAATGTCAACAATTGTAGATTTAACATCATTCCAGTCTCTAGACTGAACAATGGTACCAAAAATAGCAGCAGACTTATTATACATTGCTATGTTGTTATAAACAAATCCTTCATATATTTCAAATTGTCCTATTTGACTATTTAGGTTTATTTCTTGTGCGAATGATATTACTATTGATGTCCATGATAGTGGTTCTATAACTGGATTAGTTACTACCCTGCCGTTTTGATAAAAAATTGAACTAGTATCTTCAAGGCCAGTTTCAGCATTATAAAGTTTTATCTTTCCTCTTTTATTACCTGTTTCTGTTTCCATATAAATTTCTAGATCTACTGCAGAAGTTTTTATTTCTCCTACTTTGGTTCTTGAGTTAATAGTATAGTCTTTGTTATAGAACAACCAGAATTGAATACCCCCAAGAGTGTACTCTGGAGATCTTTGATTATTGATAGGTATTGTTAATCCTCTAACCCCATCTATTTCATAAGGCAATACTGATATTCCAGAATCTCCAGTTAAATGAATGTATGGGGTAGAGTCTTTATAAATTTTAAATGGGTTTCTTGTTTTAAATACATATGCGTCATCTATTTTATGGAATGGATATATTTTGTTTCCTGTTCTAGTTCCAATAGGATAAAATGTTTTTTCATCAAATGCTAGGGATGAGTATGACATGTTTTTAATTTTTACAGATCTGTTTAATAGACCTTCAGTTTTTAATTCAATGTGTGTTGTTATATAATAGTCTTCAAAATCTACTTCTTCTTTTGGAGGGAATATAATTGTTCCATCTACTACCTCAAATTTAGTATTTACTATTTGACCATATGTGTAGTTATCTATTTCTAGTACCCTATTTTCTTTTATAGCCTCAACATTTACATAATCTGTGTATGGCTTATTTCCTACCGAAGCATAGTCTTGGATACTGATATAGGTGCTTACCTTAAGTGCAGTATCTTCTGTTCCTACTGGAGTTCCTCCTGTAATCAATGAGGATGAACTATCTATGTTAAACTGCAACATATCTAAGTCGTAATAATCATTTTGTGATTCATCTTTTACAAATTTAGCAAAATAAGAAAGTGGTAAAGAGTCTTCCCAATATCCAACGCAACCTATATCTTCTAACAATGCTTCGTCTGTTTTAATAATATGATGAGTATAGTTTCCAACATATTTCATAAGGTAGGTATCTGTAGTAGTATTAAATATTCCATCGTCACCAATATATGATGTTAAATCTTTAGATGTGTATAGTTTGTTATTAAAGTTAGTTTTATATATTCTTCCAGAGAAGGTACTTAATTCATACCCTCCAACATTTAGTGATAAATTTTGAGGGCTTGCAAAAAAGTTTTGTAATGTTGCAGCATAGTTAGAGTTTAAACTATCTAATTCTATACCAGCAACAAAATCAGCACTTGCTGATAATGCTTTATTTTCTAAAAGTATTTCATTATAATAGTAGTTTAATCCAGAAGTATCAACTTCTATTCTAAAGTTATTAAAACTAACCTTACTAGTAAACTGCATCACAACTTCTGGCTCTTCTGGCAATTCGTCTGGTGCTCTAAAAATTCCAAAGATTGATTTAACAGCAGAATCAATAGGATTCATAGAATCAAAATATATTGACCCATTAAGTTCGTTATATAAATCATTTGGTTTTAATTTAATAAAAGTATAATCTCCATCTTGAAGAATCATATTGTCATACAAAGGATCTGCTGCTGAAAGAATTCTCATACTTTGCCAATCATTATTATTCCAAAAATCCCAAGTTTTTTCATTAACATCTAACCAAGTTCTATAATCTACAGATAAATCAAAAACAGTTAAATCATCTCCAACATAAACAAATTCTGGAAGAGTATATTTTGGAAAAGATAAAAACTTAGAGTTTGACTCTATGTTATTAAAAAATCCAGCGTTCCAACCAGTCATGTTTGGATAATTCATTGTTGAAGAATAGTTAGCAAATGGAAAATCTATATAAACAGATTCTCCGTTAAAGTTGTTAATAACGTTCTCTACGTTTGCAACACCTTGTCCATAAACATATTTTTTCTTAGCAAGTTGATTTGGCATTAAATATGGGTATATTGCAAATGAATCTATTTCAAATGGTGTAACACTATCATTACCATAAAAGGCTACCCAGTCTTCTCTTGGAAATGGAAAAGACAAATAATCTTGATCTAACTCAATAGATATAACGGTATCACCATTAATTAAAACACTAAAATTATCTGGACTATATCTTAAATGTACTAACATTGGTCTAAACCATTTACCAACAAAATGAGACTTAGTATATCTTCCTATTCTAAAAGTTAAAAATTCTTCATCAACATATAAACCATCATTAGAACTAAGTGGTCCAAAAATTTTAATTGGTGTTGCACTATCTGTAAATAGTCTTAACCAAAATTCTGCAGTATATTGTTTATAAATCCCTGATCTATTTAAAAACCCTTGACCAGGAAAAACTAAAGATGGAACTCCTTCGGTAACAGATTCATATATTTTTGTAACATTGTCAGATCCAAAAGCCATAGGTAGTCCATAATTTACAGCAAGCATCTTATTGTTATCTACAAAGTAATATGCATTTTTTCCATCTAGTAACCCATAGGCATCTGCTACAACAACTTTTACTCCAAGTGGATCTCCGTTTGGAATTAATGAATCTAATGCAGAATCTGGAATAGTTACTGGTATAACACCAGTGCTATCTGATTGAAAAGGTTCAGACCATTGACCAATAGATAAACCATTTATTTGAACAGCATAGTCATTACTTATAACATTTCCAGAATAATATATTTTTAAATACCCTCGAAAAACATCTTTCTGTACTAAATCAATTGTGTGAGTAATCTTAAGCCACTCTTGTTGCCTTGCAGTTATTTGACTAATGTCATATGTGTAATTTGCATCTGCATTATTTTTATAAGCAAAACCAATCTCAATACTTTGAATTGCTGATTCAAATGGGTATACAAAAGAAGATATAGTTACTGTTGTTTTATCTTGATCTTTTGTTAAGTCAAGATTTATATTTGGTCCCAAAAAATCTATGTATTGTGGAGATGCCGCAATAGGAATAACTATTGAAGATATTTCATCTACGAGGGGAGTATTTGGAGCGTGGTCTACACCTACGGCTTCTTCTGCATTATATTTAGTCCAATTTAAAATATTTTTGTTGTTTTGACTTAATAGTGATATAAAAGACATTTCATCGTCTAATGCCCATAAGGCAAGTGGGTGCTCTGAAAATGCTCTAGATGCAAATAAATTAGAGATCTTATGTGACATGGTTACCTCTAATCTATTTTAGCATGTTGCTACTTAGTAATATCTACTATTTCGCATACCCCTGCTACACAAGATAATTCTTGAGATCCAGTAGTTCCATCTTCTTTTTCATACATTGAAAGCATTTCCCATTGAATATCTGAAGGAGATTTCTTTACCCATTCTTCATACTCATCTTTAGAAATTTCTTGATATGGGGCTTGCTTATAAGTATGCTCACTCGCTGGTAAGAAAGATACACCACCAATTGAATCAAAGTTATCAAATACCCAAGCACCTACTCTTAGCCATTCATCTTCGTGAACATTGATCGTAACGCTAGGGTTATGTTCTGTCCAATAAGTTCTATAAATCTTCCACATCTCTAGATGATCTATGGCTGTTAAATCTTTTGTTATTGTTGCATTCTTTGGAGCCTTTTGAGGAAAATAAAACACTGTTGTTTCATCAGGTTTCATTACATCTGCTTCATTTGGAATTCCAGAATCTTTTAAAAATTGTGTTAATGGATCATTGTTTGAACCACGTACAGTTCTAACATAGTATTCTGAATACCACGGATGAATTCCGCTAGACACCCCGACCAGTTGACTTACAGTGCCAGAAGGCTTAACGCAAGTAATAGATACAGAAGGATTAATGTTTAACTTCTTTGCTTCGTTATCATTAACTCTAACTGATTCTAATCTCATGTCAGTCAACAACTGCTCTAATGCTTTTCCTGCTGTTGAAGTAATTTTGTTACCATAGATTCCAGTTAAAGAAACTCCTAGTAATCTTTCTTCTTCACAATTATCTTTCCATGTTTTGCGAAGGTATTTAAAGTTAGTTAATGTTGATTGCCATGTTCCAAGTATTGTGGCAAGTCTAACTTTTTCCATTAAATCTTCTTTTGTATCTTCTGCAGAAATAACTACTTCTGTTAAATTACAAAATTCATTTGGACGTAAGATAATTTCTCCACATGGATTTGTTCCAGCAATCAAGGAAGCGTCTCTTCTTCCAAAAGATTCTACGTGTTTACGAACTGAATCAATATTGTAAATTCCTCTTTCTCCAGATTTTGATTCGTAAAGATTTCTCCATTCACGTAAGAATTGTGCAGTGTTTGGTTTAGCGTTATAAACTGCTGAGTTGTTTGCTAAAGATCTTTGTGCTTGAGTTTCCCACCATGATCCACTTTTTGCTTTTGCCATTTCAAAATCATCAAGATTAGAAAGACTGATCAAAGCACTACGACGCACTCCACCAACTACAACAACTTCTCCAACTTTACACATTAAGTCATGTGCCTCAATTGGTTTTAGTCTGCGACCTGCTGCGTTTCTAAATGTATCTGTTGTAAATGTAAATAATGCGTTAAGTGGTCCTGGACCAGAAGCACGACCACCAAAAGTTTTTAGTCTTGCTCCTGCTGGACGAACTTTTGACATATCCCATTGTGGTATTTGACCTTGTGATAATAATGCAATTAATTCTTTAAATGCTTTTGCCCATCCAAGTTTAGAATCTTCTACAACAATTGTTGTTGCTGTTTGATTAAATGATTCTGCAATTACTGGAAGTTCATCTACATACTTTCCTTCTACTGAAAATCCTACGCCTGTACCGTTCATTAAAATGTACATTGCTTCATCAAATGAACGTAGGCTATCTACTGCAATAAAAGAACAGTTGTATGCTGCAATGTGGTCACGGTCTAATGCTGGACCTGCAGTCATTAACGCTCTCATTGAAGGCATAATTTTATGATTTAAAATTGAATCTTTTACTTCGTCAAAAATTTTAGCATTTGGACTATAACCATAATTTAATACTAAATGATCTTTCATAAAGTTGATATAACGTTCTACTGTTTCTAGCCAGGTTTCTCTTCTATTTTTTTCTTCTATCCATCTTGCATATCTTGAGATGTGTATAAAGTTCTTGTATGGATCGACTATGGATCCGTTTTCATTGATAAATGGCATTAATGTTCTAACTCCTAGTTTTTTGATTTGTGAGATAATAGTATTCTACACTAGTTTATGAGGGAAGTCAAATAGATGTTATCAATACAAGAAGTGAATTATTTCACAAGCATTGTAAATAAAAATCTTGCTAACAAGGTTCAATGTCCACTTGACATTTTAGGTAAGGGTCACTTTACTTATTCAAAGGTCAATGATAGTATGGAAGTATATTTCAGGTGCACTGACTGCGAAGCAGACTTCAGGCTTGGTTTAGATTCAGAGAAATACATTAAAGATACTATTGACAAACATAAATCTATAATATAAAATTAATGGGTGGATAGGGCGGGAATAGATTAAATATATATATAAAATATTAGGATTAGTTGATATAAAACTATTATAACACCACCTCCTCATTTAAACTAATTTAATATTAAAAATTCTATTTTATTATAAACTAGAACTAAAAGGCTAGTTTACAATAAAATAGAGTTAATAACATAAAATTACTATTTTTAGAATATTTTATATTTAAATTACCGATACTTTCAGTTAAAAAATTATAAAAAAAAACAATTAAAAATTTAGTATTTCATAACTTAAGTTAAAATATTAAGTTTCTATTAAATGTATTCAAAAATTATCG